GATAGCCACGGACAAAGCGCCAGCAACCGCGCACCGGCTGCCGCCGGTGCGCGAACCGTGGCCACGGCCACGGGCAACACGGGGCGCGAATCACGCGCCCCGCTCCACGCACCGCGCCACGTTTTACGCGGTGCAAGCACCGAGGCCCGGGGGCAGGTTTACGCTGGGCAAATTAACGGGGGCAGCCGCTGCCGGTGCCCCCTGTTTTCCCTCTGAGAATGCGAATAATTCGCATCCTTGTTTAGCTAGTTAAGCTGCGAGCAATTCCAAAGCTCGGTTTTTAATCGCTGCACCGGTGCCAAACCATGCCGATTCGAGGCGTGTATTGTCGCTGCGTCCGCGCTCGTGGTCTACCAGCTCAGTCACCGCGTTGAGCATTCCCCAGCGCGTGCCAGTCACGCCGTCGATATCCGAACCGATGGCCGCGCCGTTGAATAACTGAATGATTCGCTTGTAAGCACGTGATTCGCTGATGTCGATTTTGCCCGTGTGATAAGGCTTGAGCAGCTCCGAGACAAACGCGTCCGCCTCATCCGCGCCCATGGGCTCGCCCGCCAGCTTGCGCGATTCAACTAAAAAGCGCTCCCAGTTATTGGCCACAATGCCCAGCTCTAAGCGCACCGCGTCCGCGTCGAATCGTTCACTGTGCAGCACGCGAACCGAGGCAGTATTGTCGCCCAGCGCCGCCGTGATAGTGTTATTGCAAACCACGCGAACCGTGGTGAATTTGGCCACTGTGGCCATGGTGCCATCATATGACGTGCCGAGCAATAAATAAGGCTTGACGGTGTCACCCTCGACAATGTCCGCGCCAGCGCCTACCGATGCCAGCGCCCACACGCGCCGCCCGTAACTGAGCGCCCCGGCTGTTTCCATTTGAAAGCCGCCCAGCTTGACCAGATTATCAAAAAAGCCCATAACCTCGGCGGGCTGCACTACGTGGTAACCGTCCGATACCACGGCCAAAGGTGCGCCGGTGTCGCTACGGTGTAACACTTTGCGCCCCTTGAATAATTCGGGCTCAGTGGCCGCAGCAGTGCGGAACAGTACGGGGGATTCAAGCACGCTATACGCTAAACCCGCCTCACGTGTCCATGTCTCAATTGACGCGTCCGCGCTCAGGGTTTGGCCAAGGCCGTGCCATGGGGTTTTGCCCGCGTATGCGATTGCAGCGGTGCCAGTTGTTGTATCGATCATGTGTGCCATGTTGCTATCCTTTCTGAGTTGAATCGATAACCGCCCGGTCATCGATGGTTTGAATTCTAGTCTATTGTCCGCACCGGTCAATTGAATTATTTCGATCAATTCAGGGCTTTCAATTAGCCATATCTATCGAGCAGCCACCCAATAAAAAGCCAGAGTAAAACCGCGCCGATTAATATCATGCGGCCACCTCGCGCCCAATATCGCCCGCGATATGGTGCCGCAGCATCGAGCCCACCGGCAGCGAGCGGGCAAAGTCGCGCACGGTTTGCGCGTCGTTTGAATGTCCGGTTTTGCGCGTACCGTGCCATTGAATAGCCGTCGGGCCGCTGGCTGCATAACACCCGCCCGCAGCGTCGGTGCCTACTCGTTTTTTTCCGGTGCCATGGGCAACAAATACAACAACAAAGTCCCGTTCACCACGTGCGCACAACGGGGAACCGTTGCCACAGTCCGCACAAGTGAATGATTCGGCCAGCTCAGCGGGGCAGCGTGCAAATGTCACCCCGTGTATTTTGCGCGGCCAGCTCTCGGCAGTGTCCACCGGGGCAGCATATACAGCGGGGCGGCCCAGCTCTACAGTGCGCACCGCGTCCGCGATGGTGTCGCAGCTCGCGTTAATTGTCGTTTTACCCGGTGCCGGTGTCGGCAGCGCCTCAGCGGGAAAGTGCGAATAAGCCCATGCAACACCACGGCGCGGAACCGCGTCATATACAGCGGCCAAATAATCCGCGTCGATATGGTCGGTGCCGGTGTCACTTTTCGGATGCAGCGCACACGTGCGCGGGCACGTGCCATAGGTCTCATGTTCGCCAGCGCGATAAGTGACTGCGATGGGGCCGGTTTTTTTGTTGGCAGAAATTGCAACGGTTTTCAGCATGTTACATGCTCCCCTAATGCGGCATTGTGCACAGCAGCGCCGCGAATAGCATCATGCCGGTATCGATACCAGCACACATGCTGCCAAAGCATATAACCGGGGCGCGGCTTGCTTGAATCCCACAGCAGCACATATCCGTATTTGCGGCTGCCCCCAGCGCTTTTTGATGTCACAACCTTAAACATGACTCTATCCTTTCTGTTGTTTGCCGCATCATTACGACGGGGTTTATTTTGCCAAAGCCGGGCAAATTGTCCAATTGTTTTTTTCGATCAACTGAGCTGCCCCGATAGATAGTCCCTCAAAGTCAGCCAGTCCATGCCCCGGGATTTCCACTCTGCCATCGGTGGCAGCCGCAGGCCATCGGCAGCAAGGGCAACCGCATCACGGCCATGGTAGAGCAATATTCGGTCGACATTCAAAACAAGCACAAAGCAAGGTCGCCCCATCAGGGCATGCCGAGTCAAAAAAGCAATCTGGTGCGGTCGCAATGTCACCTTCAAGCCACGGGAGACAACTTTCAATTCCACCGTGACAAAGCAATCGAGCACGCCCACCAGCATATCGGACACGCCAAGGTTCACCCGGTTTTCGATTCGCTCAATGTCGCAGCCAACACCTTTCAAGCCATCGCGCACACGTGCAGAGAATCGCGCCTCAGGTGTCGTCGCCACGGTCGATCTCGAAAACGTCCAAAGGGGGATCAGGTATGCCAGCATCAAAAGCCGGGTCTTTCTCGCGCTCGACACTGTCAAGCACTTTGCCCGTGTCAGCGTCAATCAAAGCGGTCGGAGGAGGGCCGCCATACTGCCGCCTCAGCTCGTCAAGCTTACGCTGCACTTCCTCTTTCGACATCGAATCAATCGTCCCGTGCCTGATTTCCTTGCGTTCCACGTAGATGGTGCCCAAGGCTTGGCCACGCCGATACTCCGCCTGCACCGCAGCAGCAAACGCACCCGCAGCCAAAGCTTTGTCGCGTATCTCTTGCAGGTCTTTCATGTGCCGCTCGTAGGAGGTGTTGTACTTCGAGGCCAACTCAGCACGGTAGGCCTGAATGGCAGCCACCACATGCGGATATTCTTTCGGGTTGGTCAACTTCCACGCCATGACCGAGGCCGAGCCCTCTTTATACCCTGCACGCATGGCCGCCTCTTTCAAGGTCACCCGGCCATCGCCCGACACGTATTCCTGCACAAACTTCCATTCCTTGGCATTCAAGACCTTTTGCTGCCTCAGGGGTCGAACTTCCCCCGCAAGCCGCTGCTTGGCCTTGTCAGGGACCACTGGCGGGACATTCCAGACATCCCGCTTGGTCATGCAGTCCTCCACAAGCGCCAGCCATTGTCGACACGCCGCATAGAAAAGGTCCAGCCGGGGCGATGCACCTTGGCAAAGCGTATGGCCGCCACACGGGCCGAGGCCGCCTGCTTTTCCTCCTTGAACAGGATACTGTCGCCCGTCTCCATGTCCCGGAATGGGTAGGTCGTGCGGTCCTCAGGGATGGGGATATTTGCTTCGATTTGTATCAAGGACTAACTCCCGTAAAAAGAAAAAATCAATTAACAACGGAGTATAGATATCGTAACTCTATCTGTCAAGGTCAAATCCAATTCAAGGCCTCCTATATAGGGATTCTGGAGGAAGAGTAGTAAAAAAAAAATCACCTCCTCTTTTCGTAGGGACACCCCGTAAATTACGTCTATCCTTACAACGTAATGTACTGTACACTCGTAAGTCCTTGATTTCATTCACTTATTACGGCATTACGTCTATTACGTCAAATCCCACAAAAAAAATAAAAAAAACACCTCTTACCCTAAAAATCCCTATAGGGATCCCTAAAATTGCATAACAACCCCTGTTCTATATATCCAATTTAATATATATCAGGGAAAACCCCTATGAAAAACACAACAAAATGTACTTGACACCTAGTGTTCTCTAAACGATACTACGCATCCCTAACACATGTAATTCAAGAAAGGATAGCAGAGTATGAGTCAAGATCCATTAACCCAGCTACAGACAGCTGATCTTTTGCTCAGGATTCCCGTTCAGGTGACCTACGGCAAGAACAGTGAAAACAACACTTTTGTAAAGGACGTACGCGTGGTCCACGGTCCATTGTCCTTGGACATTACTGCCTTACTCACCGAGGATGACTTTTACGACATCTTTGAGCAGCTCCACGACTGGTACTCTGACCGTGGTCCTTTAAACCTTTTCCCTGACAATGCAGGACTTTTCGAGGAGCCCAGCCATGATTGATACCCATTTCAGCCCGTATGCGGGTTTGTTGAACTACACCTATGTTTTCTACAACGGCAAGACCAAGCACACGCTGGACTGCTGGTTGGAATTTGAGGACGGGGACGCGAGCGTGGGCTTGGCCGAGTCGTGGTCCGTGTTCTATGCATATTTAGGCGGCGTTGACATTTCTGAGTTGTTGTCCGAGGAGGTCAAGGCTGAGATCATTGAGCAGGCCCAGTTGACTTTTGAATCATTTGCGAACGAGGGGGATTATTGACATGTTGGAATCTGACGAAATACGCGAGGCCAAGCAAAAGGTGCATGCTTGTGCTGTGGAGATTGCCAAGACCATGTTCCGGCATTCTGAGGACAAGAAGATTGCGGTATTGGCTGCGGTGATGGTTGCTGCCGGGTCGGCGCGAGCTTCTGGCATTGACAAGCACATGGCGATGGAGATGTTCTTGACCTTTTACAACGACGCAACCAACTTTATGGCGGAGGAATGATGAACGAAGCAGAAACAAAAGCCTACAACACGATGTCGATGTTGCACAGCGAGGCTTTGTTGGAGAACGTGATTTTGCAGCAGCGGTTGGACAAGGTGTCCTCGCGTTGGTATTACGCGCTGGGCTATTGGATTAAACGAAAACTTGGGATAGAAAAGGGGTATGAGGTATGAACCAAATTGAAATGATTGAGACCGAAGAGGACGACACCTTGGTGATCACGTTGGAGCAGCATGGCTGCTTGGCCGAGGTCCGCGTGCCGGGGGCCGTGATCCGCGAGGCACATGACAGTCTACAGCTCAAGGAATTCTTGCAAAACAGCATGGTTGATCTGTACGCACGGTTGGCTTACATGCAGCGCAAGAATGGATTGGGGAAGCAATCATGAACTGGGCATCACTCTTTGGTATTGCCTGCTTGATTGCATGGCTCACGCACATCTTTACCTGTTTTGCGAATGCAATGTGGGGGTTCTTGGTCGCCGGGGCAATTTTCTTTCCGATTGGAATCTTGCACGGTTTTTATTTGTGGGTCACGTAGATGGATGAGGACACAAAGTTGGTCCTGCAAATGTGGCGCGTGCAGGTGATGGTCAACGATCATTTGCAGCACCAAGTACACCTGTTGGAAAAAGAACTGAGGGAGGTAAAAAATGTTCGAGAACGTGTTCGCACTGACGATTCTTTTACTGATTGGCGGCGCACTGGTAGTCGTCGTAGGCGCGATGCTGATCGCAGCGATTGATTTTATACAGAATGGGGGTAAAGATGAACAGTGATGACAAGTTTTGGTTATGCCTGTGGGGCATGGGGTTGGTGGCGCTGATTACGTTGATAGTGTGCATCACCATCAATGCTCATGGTAAGCGGGAGAAATGGGAGAAGGCTGTCAGCAATGGCGCGGACCCCATGGTAGTAGCTTGTGCATTGGATGGCATAAATGGTCATGCAGAAGCGGCTATCTGCGCGATCTTGGCGCAAGCGAGGACGAAATGATTGAACCAACGACACCTGACGAAGACGAGGCGTTTAACGAGTTGGAACGCATGGCAAAGCAACGCAGGGAAGCTGTGACGGCTTCAATGGGGAGCGACGAAAGAAAGTTTTTGGCAGGATGGAACGGTGCGCTTGAGCTTGCGGCATTTGAGATTGAGCAGATGAAAGGATTTGGTAAAGACACCCTCAGTTCGTTTGCAATTTTTATCAGGGGGATGAAGAAATGACAGCAAAGGATTTACACGACATCAACAAGTTTTTAGCGGACTTGCACTTTATTCAAGCCAATGCAATCGTAGGTGTTGAATTGCAAGGTAACAAGCAAGCAATCAAGTACATGAAGCGAATTGCTGAACTGCGGGAGTTGATTAAATTGGAAGCTGGAATTGAGGAGAAGAAATGAACCGCGCTGCTGAATTGGAAACTGTTTTGGAAAGGCTGCTCAAGGCCCTTGACAACTACCAACGGCACGGGGACATGTTGACTGATAGATACAAGAGAGCCTTGTCCGATGCAACGATTGAAGCAATGATGACCTTGGCAAAAGGAAAGGAAAACGACAGATGAACAACCCACCAGCATTTCCAAGACCATACAGCGAAGATGATGTTGATGGCCATTGTTACAAAGCTCATGTTGGCATGACCTTGCGTGACTACTTTGCGACACATGCTATGCAAGCGTTGATTGACAACGATGGTTTATTTTCAGGGATACCAACACAGGCGTACGCTTTGGCAGACGCAATGCTGAAAGCGAGAGAGCAATGAGGCTCTCTGCGCAAAACAAGTTTGAATTGGCCTTGCACGGTGTCCCGTTGTGCGCGGTCTGTGACAAACCTGTCGAGCGCATGGAGTCTGAATACGACATCAACAACTATCAAAAGCGGTTCCGTGTTTACTGCCACGGGCAAACAGAAGAAGCGTTTCTCAACGACATGGACATTTGGAATGCAGACAGCATCCGAATGGGTCAGGCATTCGTTGACAAATTGCCACAACCACAATTGGAGAACAAATGACAACAGAACAATTTTTTTTAATACTTGGCACGATCTACATAGCACCGCACATTCACCCTATCTATTGCCAAGTGATGGGATGTGGGTTTTTGATAGCGGCGGCTTGTAAAGGATTGGGGCTGATATGAATTTCAGAGAATCAACAGTCAAGTACATCAAAGACGTGCTTCGGGCCAAGACCATCCACGAGGTCATCGCGCATGAGTTACGAGAGGCACACCTGCGCAAGCTGGAAGCTGAGACTGCGGCTGAATATGCGTATGCGGCTATCCAATACAACGAGCAACGCATTGCTCGGTTGACTGCACGTCTGACTGAACATACGGAGGAGGGGGACTACGCATGAAGATCATCAAAGACGAGCCAGCAACCCTCAAGCGCCCAAGGCGTGTCACGGTTGAGCTTCACCACCATGACGAGGTGCTGATGTCATTCAGGGAAGGCAACTATTACAAACTGGGCGGTCAAGTTGAAGATGTCATACAAGGTCACGTCATCATTGAATCTGATGCAGTCTATTGGTGTTCTATTGGACAGGAGTGGGTAGCATGACACAAGATGAAATCAGTGAACTTGCCAGAAAAGCTGGTCTTTTTGGAACATTTGTTAACTTCAAAGATGAAATAGAAGCCTTTGCCAAACTGGTAGCAGAAAAAGCAACAGAAGAAGCCAACGCAAGAGCCAATGCTTCTTGGACATTGATGTGTGAAAAGATGGTTGCGTTTGAACGTGAAGCCTGTGCAAAGGTGTGTGAATCACATGGCACTTGGGACAACACAGAAACAATTGCCAAAGCAATCAGAGCAGGGGGACAACAATGATTGAAGTTTTGAAACAGGCGTTGGATGCGTTGAAAGATGTTGGCGTTTTGACCGACAGAGAATGGCAAGCAGTTCACAAGAACAAAGCCAACGAATTACGCCAAGCNATTGCAGAGTTGGAAAGCCAAGAGCCTGTGGCGTTGCCTTGTTGCGGCTATACGGATGCTAGTGCAGTCAAATGGAATCCCCTTAACGGCGTTGTGCAATGCCACAACTGCGGGCAAAACTACACCACATCACAGCGCACATGGCGAGGGCTGACTGATGATGAGCATTGCGACATTTGGTACAAAGAATCACTTGATTGGATGGAATATGGCAAAGCCATAGAAGCCAAACTCAAGCAAAAAAACGGCTATGCCGAGGAGAAGAACACATGAGCGACAGTTACCTTATTTTTTTAGCACTGTGCTTTATCGCCGGTGTATTGCTTGCAAAGTAAGGAGAAGAACAGTGCTTGACCGACTCATTCTCAGTGCTGTGTTGACCACAGTGGGATTCAATGGTTTATTCCCTGACCCACCACCGCCACCCGCACCGCTGACGCTGAAACAAAAAGCAAAGATGAAATCAATCAGTGGCGTGTGCGAGCGCAAGCGCGGGCAGAAACAAAGTGAAAACGTGAAGCGTATGTGTAAACGCTGGAAGGAGCAGCAGAATGCTTGAAGCAGTCAGAACATTCTTTGGCAAAGTGCGCGGCTCGCACGGCGAGCGCAAGACGATTGTTGAGCAGGGATTGGTGTACAGATGCACCAAATGCAATCTGCTCTTTCTAACAAGAACCGCAGGCGAGCAGCACAAGTGCATGGAGGCGCATACACAATGAATTGCCCAGAATGCGGCGCGTGGTCCACGGTCATTGAAACAAGAGCAACCCCAATCAGATACAGAAGAAGGAGAGAGTGTGGAAACGGACACAAATTCACAACCGAAGAAACCATCGTCTCGCCCTCGCAAATCGAAGAGGAATCGCGGGCCCGATTTGAAGGCTATCGAAAACGGCACGTGGAATCCATTCGAGAGAGTAGACCCAAAAATTCTAGAAATGCTTCACAGAAAGCATGAGAAAGCGCGAAAGTACTATTTATTAATCAACTCAGAGGACGCACCAGTATGAAAAAGCAAAGCAGTAAATCATTGAAGTTCATGGAATACATCATGAACCACCCATCGGCCAAGGTAGGCACCGTGGCCAAGAAGTTTGGTATCACCCCATCGCTGGGCTACCAGTTGCGCAAGAAGGCGCTGGAGAATCAGATTGGGGTATTTGCTCCACCTGAGATGGTTCCCATGCCGGACCCACGTTTGCCGGACTTGGCCTCTACCGTGGACAAGACATTGGACGCTCGGGCCGCGAACTACGGCACGTTCAAAGACGGCGCGGCGCTCATGCAGTCTTTAAAGCGCAATTTGGCCGAGCATGCCACCAAGCACGGCAAGACCTTTGCCGATGACCAGTGGGAAGCGTTGGAGATGATCGTGCACAAGATTGGCCGAATCGTAAATGGCAACCCTGATGTGACTGACCATTGGGTCGACATTGCAGGGTACGCAACACTGATCGCCGATAGGTTAGAAGGACGGGTGCGATGAGCAACACGATCAAGGTCCGGCCAATGCCTGCAAGGAGCCCGGCTGAAATCCGGGCCATGTTCCTCGCTGCTTTGCGCTCAAACAATTACACGATGAAGACTTCGGAGATTGCAGCGTTTACCCACCTACCTGCCTCCGTGGTCCGCCGTTGTGGGTTGGGGTTGGCCAACGAGAGCAAGATAGAAGCGGTCCTCGTTCCGGGGCGCGGGAAGGGGGAATATCGATTCACCATCACGCAACTGGATTTGTTTGAAGACACAGCGGTCACCAAAACAAGGTTTTGGCAGATATTCCGAAAGCTGTTAAGATTTTGACGTTGAGACCTAGTTGTCAAAAACTTCCCTGTTAGAGCAGGGTGAATGCCGGGAGTGTTTCAGCACCCCGGCATTTTTATTTGGCCTCTCCCCAGCTCGGGCCGATCTCTACATCACAGCGGCTGGGAACCATCAAATTCACGGCATTGGCCATGATCTCGGCACCCGCCTGTGCCTCCTCCCGACTTTTGACAGACAGCGCCAGCTCATCATGTACCTGCAAGATGGGGCTAAGCCCGGCCTTGGCCAGCGCCACCATGGCCGCTTTGGTCTGATCTGCGGCTGACCCTTGGATCAGCTTATTCAAGCCCTTGTACGTGCCTGCACGCTTGATCCTTGGGCCGTATTCCACCATGGCTTGTTCGTAAGGCAGCGCCTTGTTCACGCCCCACTCCATGGGTTCCCACAGAGGGAACCGACACTTGCGGCCAAGAAGTGTTCTGATCGATCCGCCCGAAGCTGGATGCTCAATGCGCTTCATGACGGCGTTCACGGTGCCTTTTAGGAATGGCACCTTGGTGTGGAACGTATCGATGAGTGTGGAAGCCTCCTCAATGTGCAATCCCAGCTCTGCGGCCAGCTTTGCTTTGCCCATGCCGTACATCAGGCCCAGACCAATGGTCTTG